AGGGCTTGGGGCATTAGTGGCCGCAATCTCTGGCACCTGCATAGAGTTTGCGCGCGCGAATGCTTGCTCAGCGATCATGTCGCGGTTGACATCAAGCTGCCTGCTCCTGCTGTCTCGGTTGAAGCGAACGCTATCGGCGAACCTCGCCTCCGAAGCCCTGTAGTCGTTCAACAGCGCTCGCACTGAAGCGCCCTCTACGCCTGCTGATGCGGCTCCAGCTTCAGTCTCTCCGATGGCCTGTAGGGTCCGAATGTTCGCGTCCAGAAGCTCGCGGTAATCTCGCTCTCTGACCTGGCGCTCCTGCTCGTCGAGCTGTCTCGTCTGGATGTTCTGCGCTTTCTCGGCAGCAATCCTGTTGAGGATCGACTGCTTGCGGTAATTCTCGACGCGCATTCTATTAACACCAGCTATAGCCGCCGATTTCTGCTGATCCGCGACGTATCCGACAGCAGCCGAACCGACTGCCACGACAGTTGGGTCACACATCTCTTGCGTCCCTCATCTAATGTTTTCTCGTCCTAATGAATTCTAAGAAAGGTCGTTGCTCGACCCCGTGTCTCTCGTGACGCCGAATGAATTGGCAGCCAACCCACCGCAGCCACTTGATGTGCAGCGCGTTGCGAGCGTCCACGTAATTAAAAAGCACGTCATGGAGCTTGTTGAGCTCGTCGACTTCATCTCTGGATCGCCGAAGGAACAACATGGCGTTCGTTTCGATTTCTGGTGTGGCGAGCATCCATATGGCTGCAGCTTCCGTGCCGTGTACGGGCACAACGCCCCATATGACGAACGGGTTGTTGTCTGAGGCTGATATCCCAACTTTGCACTCAGACGAGATGGCACGGCCTCGCCGGATGACTTCCCATGGACTCTCGCCCGACGCCGCTGCGATCTCTTGCAGGTCTGCGTGTCGCAGGGACGCACTCAGATAATCAATGTCATCGTCTGATGGGTAACGTACGAGACCTTCGAGCCCAGGGCTCATAATTGCCGGGAACGCGCCGTGAAGTTGAACTCAAAGTCAGCGCTCAGGATGAAGAAAGGCAGGTGATTGTCCGACCATATGTCAATGGAGCACCGGTCATTGCGGGAGTTCACTGTCATCTTCGATTGACCGTCGCTGATAGCAACCTCGCCAATGACATTAGACGGATCATTCATAATCCTGCCCGTGAACGTGTTGCTTCGAACGTCGCGGCCTCGTGCGGTAACATCCATTTGGAAGTACCCGGTGCGGGCGTAGGTTGGCTTGACGCACAAAATCTGAGTGCGCCCGTCGGTGACCGACGAGACTCCGCCTGTCTGATGTGACCATTTCATGTACTGGTCTGAGAACCGGTAGAAGCTCTTGTATGCCACGCCAATCCAGAGGCTGTCTGCGGTGACGTCACCCGATATGACTGCGCTTGTCCCGCTCTGGCTTATGACCTCACGGACAACACCAGGAGCAGCGGACGTTCCATCGTCTCTCGTCACAACCTTCAGCGTCTGGTTGTCAGCGTCGTACGGCAAGACTGCGGTTGTCCGGTCGGTGGCTGCATCGTATGTGCGCGACACCAGGCTAGCTTCTGTGATCCTGCGGTCCAGGTGACACAGCCAGCCATCCTTGGTCACGAGGCCATAGGCGTCCTGCGTCTGCGTGTTCGGGTCGATCTGGCCCTCGCTCGTGTTCACGGACTCCAGGTAGACACCGTCGCTGTGCTGCATCAGGAGGTATAGCGTCTGGTCCACAAAGTAGATCGAGAGGACCTTTGTCCCGGCCATCTGCCAGATTGTCCAGGCGGATTGCAGCTTTGTGGTGCCGGACCAGTAGTACCGGTAGACGAAGATGCGGTTGTCACTGTTCGCCAGCAGTGCCAGCGTCGAACAAGAAGGTGATGCAGTTATGTCTCTGATCGGCCCCGCAATCAGCTTGGGGATGTGCGCTGTGATGCTGGGAGCTCCATCCACGGACTCGATGTCGGCGGGATGGATTTCCCGCACGCTAACAAAGTCGCTCGTTGCTTCGGGGAAGAAGACGACCGCGCCGGCATTCTTTGGCTGAACTTCGACCGCTGTGTTGTACTCCGTCTCTTTCGTGATCGAGAGATGATCGACAGCCAGGGATGGGTCCCAACCCATGTGGAATTGAGCTGTTCGGCTGAACAAGAGAACCCCTCGTTCGACCTGAACTGCGTACTCCAGCTCATGAACCTCGTCGTCTGGCGCCTGGATGTCGATAGGGTCTGAATCAATCGTGGTGAGGGCCGACTCCCGGAAGAAGTTGAAGAACTCGCCGGTGCGGCTCATGACGATGTTGGCGCCGCACAGGATGCCAAGGCGGTTCTCAGCAAAGAAGACGTTGTTCGCCTTCTTACCGACAAAGCTTGGGTCTGGCGTGCTCGTCAGGTCACCGACAGAGCGGGTCGACCAGGTCGCGGCCTCGAACGTGAAGGTTCCATCGGAATTCCTCACCAGGGTGTGCGGCATGGTGCTCGCAGATAAACCGTCTGTGATCCCTGCGGCTGTGCCTTCTAACCACACCCCGCTGTCGAGGTTTTGGGTCGAGTCATCCGCTTCAAAGACGACGTAGTAATCGTCAAAGACACTGCTGGGGTCACCCTGCACCTTGCAGCGGTAGCCGTTGGGCGCGATGGTTGGTAGGTCAATGAAATCCTGAACTCTATCTGTGATCGCCTTGAAGCTGGCCCCAGACTCAGAGTCTTCCACTCGGACATCAAAGGATGCCCCGTCGGTTCTAAAGAGATGCAGGACATGGCCGGACCTCCGGATGGTGAAGTCCGACCCGATGGATGAAGTAAGAAGCGTGTTGATCTCTTCGGCAATGTTGTCGGTCGTAATCAGCGATACGTCGGTCGATGACGACGTAAACGAAGCCTTCTCGACACCATCGATGTAGACGACATACTTGTACCCGTAATCACCTCGGCGGACGTTGAGAAGCGCCTCTGGGGTCCGTGTCGCCGTCGTGCTGGAGCTGGCTGCTACCGATATTGACCGGTTCACGATGAACGTGTGGTCAGCCACGGTCACCGCACGGAAGTCTGACTCAGGGTCGGTGGTGTCCAGGTAGCTGAGACCGCCTGGTGCTGTCACAGTCTTTTCTGTTCCATCGCTCAGGTCGAAGACCTTGATAGCTTCATCCATGATGGCGACGGCGTAGCGTTCGGATGCGTCTCTATCGATCCAGTGGATGTGAGCGCTCGGCAGTGTGCCGGTGTAGCTTTTGGCCGCGACGTACTGCGTAGGAGGCCTGCGGCCTAGTCCGTCTACGACGGAGGGGAACGTGTTGTACTCGTACTCTGATTGCGTCGGTTGCCGTATGCTCGCGGGCTGTTGAGAGATGCCGTTGACCAGGTTTGGAACTGTCTGGTTCGTAGGCATCTAGCGGACTCTCCGCGTTGCGATCCACTCCATGCCAGGCCCGCTGACCATGTTGTTCGACGCTCCGTCCTGCATGTCATTGATGAACTCGGCGCGAGATATCTGTTCGTCTCGTGCGGTGAAGCTGTAGTGGTCGTCGTCGCCTATGGTCTGCTGTTGAAAGACCCTGGCAGCCTTCGTGAAGATGTACTCTCGGGCGCTTTCGGGCATGTCTTCGAAGTCCAGCATCTTGGTCACGTCGGCCTTGATGTTCCGGTCAAAGACGTATGTGCCGTCCTTGCGGTCGTATAGCCGAGTGCCGCGCCACACAGGGTCCTCAGTGTAGCGCCCTCGTTTGATGACGACCTTCAGTGTGCTCGAAGGCAGATTGATGAACCCGTCCGCATCAGGAGTGAATTCAAAATCAGGTTCCGTGTTGAAGCGGTAGCCCCTCTTTTGCACCGACCGTGAAGCTCTATCCAGGGCGCTAACTGCAGTGGCCACGTCGTCGACGTTAGTGCCCTCAAGCGATGACACCGGGGCCTCTTGAATGCTTGCCAGCATGTAGTTCACTGCATCTAGCTGCGAGGTTGGTGTAGTCATATCTATGTCCTGTTTTCCGATGTCGGATGAGGATTAAAAAAAAGGGGAAGCCCCTGGGTAGGAGCCTCCCCTAGATCAAAGCTCTTGGTGATTAGGACGAGGTAACGCTGACAGCGCTCTCCGGGCGGAGAATACCGTGGCCCAGAGCGTAACGCGCAACAATGAGTGTGCCCTGCCACATGGCGCGGACTTCGTCGCTGGTCATCTGCACCGACAGATCGAGAAGCTTAACCGTGCCGACCGCCGAGCTGTGCATCGCGAGGGCCGTCACGTTCGAGAAGTCTGCCAGGTACGTATTGTTCTGGCCCGTCGCCGAGTCACCACTCATGTCCGTAGTAGGCAGGTGGTTGGTCTTCACGACTTCGAGGTCCGCAACCCAGGGAACCTGAGCGCGGGCAATCGAGCCCATGCCACCGATTTCTGCGTTCAGGACATTCGATGTCTGACCCAGGAGGTGGTACTGGGCGGGCTTCACGAACGCATAGCGCTCGGTCGCCGGTACGTCATGCTCATCCATAGCCTGGGCGGCGTCGAAGAGCGCACCCTGCATGACGGAGCCGTCAGTGCCTGCGGTGGCAGCGACAACTGCCGTACCTGCGTGCGCACCCGTGATGTTTGCCGCTGCACGCGAAGCCAGGACGCCTACCTGGAGAACATTCTCATCCAACTTGTAGGACAGCGCGCGACCCACTTCAGCCGAGTAAATGCGGCGCACATCAAAGTGATTCTTCGCGTCGTCGAGATCGGCGATGAATGCCGAACTGACAAGCAGGTCATCGATATTGATCACCCGCTCGTTGTGCCGGATTTGATCACCGATGATCTGGTTGCCTGGCGTGTGGTAAGCCGCAGTGGCTTGCCATGTACTCGGGAATGATGCCGACTTACCTGATTCGATTGTACGAACGGTATGTCGGCCCATGGTCGTGTTGACTTCCTCGAAGGCTTCGAGAACGTCACCGGCGAACACCTGAAGAAAGAGTGCGTCATCAGCGCCTGTGGCATTCGCCTGGCCCAGGTTGCTGACGGTCATATTTGGGGCTGCCATGGTGGCTACTCCATTGTCTTGTTGATATTTGAAGGATGGTTGTGCTCCAGCCCTCGAACATCAGCGCAATTCCGAGTTATCCGGTGCCTCAGCGATGGGCTCATACATGCTTGCTGTTCTCGGTTGGGCAAGTCACCGCCGTGATAGGCAAGTGTGACTAGCTTCAAATATCATCACCAAACGGGGCGACAGGGGCAGGGAGAAGGCCCACGCACTATCTCGACCCACCCCTGCCACCGAACCCTGGGCCGCTCCACAGTGGAACAGCGCAGGGGGTCACTTAAAGATTGCTGCGGCTCAACTTTGCATCGACCTCAGCACGGTAAGCGGGGTCAACGTGGTACCGCTTCTTCCCGTTGGATGTTCGCTCACTACGAGCGTCCATGACCTCTCGCCAACTGTTGAAGTTGGTTGTGGTCGTGTTCGCGCTCGTGTCCCGAATCATTCCAGCCTCTGCCGCGTTCATCTCGTTGTATTTCGCGGCGAGCCATTCAGCACCAGCACGAGCCTTAGGGATTGAGCCCGACGATACCTGCTCATTGTAGAAGTTCAGGTCTTCTTCGCTGAGATTGCCTGCAGCCCAGTTCAACTTCTCGGCTGTCGACTGCTCACCCCCGAGGACCCTCTGGCACTCAGCGACCAGCCGTTCGGCTTCAATATCAGCAAGCTGCGTTAGCGCACGGTTACCCTCGATGTACCGGTCGACCGTTGCTCGATCAAAGCCTGCTACTTCCAACTTGTCGTACGACGCATCGGATAGCTGTCCGTCTTTGTCAAACTCCGCCTGAAGCGCCGGGACGTCTACTCCAGCACTCGTGAGAGCGGCCTTTGCAGCTTCGCCAGTCTCAGTGTCAGCATCAGAGTTAGCGCCCATCTTCGACGAAAGCTCGCGGTAACTTTCAGCCAGTTTGGCTGCTGTGGCGTCGGCATCAAATGTGCCATCGTCACGGACGACTCTGAATTTCTCATCAGCCCATTCTGGGATTACCGGACCCTCAGAAGAATTGCTATCGCTCCCACCGTCAGGAGAGCTGGCAGTAGCAGCATCAGGGTCAGTGTCAGAACTAACATCGCCAGGCGCGAGAGGGCCTGTCGGGCCTTCTGAAACGGCTGTTGTCTTGACCTCCATTCTCAGAACCTCTTGATGATGTTGCCATTGAGCGTCCGCTCCCCATCGACATCAGGGGATGAGCTTAGAGTTGGCTTTCGCCTTCCCTTTCCTTTGCCCTTCTTCGCTGTCTTTGCAGCAACCTTATTGATGCTCGCAGCGTTGCGCGATTTAGCGACGGCCTCCAGATCGCCATTGAAGTTGGAAGTCGAAGTTGCAGCGTAAGGTTGTCCGCTAGTGGATGCCTCTGAAAGAAGATCAATCTCAGGCCTGCCTATCATTGTGGGCTCCTTTGGTTGTGGGACTATTCAGGAGTTTGTCGGGCAGCCACCGCACCCTTCGTGAGCTCCTGGGCTACTCCTGGGGCAGACGCTGCAGCGGCTTGAGCGATCTGAGCCTGCTGCGCCTCCATCTGAAGTTGCTGTTGGGTCTTGAACAGGCCGCTTAGATCAGCGCCGAGGGCTGCCCCGTACCGGGAAACGATCACATCGAAGTTTGCTCTCGATGCGACCGACTCGGCCCCGAAGACCTGTGCCATCCCGAGCATGACCCGTTCAACTTTGCGCAGGTCCTGACCCCGACCAAGAGCTTCGAGTCCGGTGATGATCACAGGCTCAATACCTAAGCTCGGGAGCTTCGGGAGGCCTGCTATCGTGTCCATCTTCCGCTTGATATACGGGAGCTGGAATTCCTGAGCCAACAGGCTGAACAGGCCGCCAAGACCGTCGTCGATCTCGCCAGCCATGTAGCGTATCTCTTCAGCGGTTACTCGCTCAGCATCCCTCTGGATCGACGTGCGCATCAGGAAGGCTTCTTCAAGTCGACTCTCGATGGCATCCGCTGTGGCGCGTGCCACGGAAAAGTCCCCGGTCTTGTCCATGCGCAGGACTGACACGTCTGTGCTCGATCCTGTGACGAACTCAAGGTTCTCAGCCGTGGTCAGGTCCTCGATCTCGGTGATCGAGTTCGGGTCCACCATAAACAACGTCTTGGCCGCAGCCGCGCTGGACTCGACGATTGCTCGCGTCAGTCCTTCTAGCGATAGCAAATCACCATAGAACTCTTCGACGTAGGAGCGACCGTATGACTGGCCGCTGACCTTGGCGAAGCGCAGGGCAATGAACGGTGAGCTTTCAGGCTTGTACTTACCCTCTGACCCTGGGACCACACCGCCAGCAACTTCCTGTCGTGAATGCAGCCAGTTGCCGTCGCGCCATACGCGCGTGTAGAGCTCGACCTCTCGGTCCTTGCCGCTGTCAGCGCTGGCTTTCTTCAATCGAGGTGTGATCTTCTCGACGAAGTCATCAGGGAGTGACTGCAAACTGGCAGTCTCTTTGATGATCAGCTCCAGAAGGGTGCCCTTGCGATCACGGCGGCACACGTAGCTGTCCAGGTGATAGACGCGCGTGTCTTCCTTGAAGATCGTCAGGAGGACATTGCCTTCATTGAGCAGGTGTAAGAACGCCTCATTGATATCTGATCGATCACCACCAGACTCGACAGCGCTCTGAACCTGCCTCTCAACTTTGGCCAGGGTGCGATCTAAATCTGTGCGGAATGTCTCTCCGCCTGGCCGACTCTCGATCTCTTTGATCTCATCCTCAAGGCTTGCAGGGACCGTGAGGCGGAAGAACGGGTCGTTCGGAGGCATGAGAGTCAGAAGCAGCGAACTCGCCAGGTTCTTGATACCCTTGGCTCCGACAGACTGATAAGGGCTGTGGAAGTAGCTCGATCCTGTGTTCCCCTCCGGGGGCATCAGGCTTGGTATGGTGAGCTTCGAGCAGTCTCGTGCGCGCGTCAGGAACGGCTCACGGTCTGGCTCAAGACGGCTGTAGCGCTGCTCCGCGGTGCCTTGGTTCAGCATTGATTAGGCCCCTGGCAGGTTGAGACCTGAGCCGCCTGGAGAGGGCGTCTTAAGATCAACGATGAGGGACTGAATGCCTGTCCTGCGCCGTGCAGCCGCATCATCCTTGTTTGTCGCGGCTAGTTTGCCTTCATCACCGATGATTGGCGCAGCCTGTGATTTCTCAGCCTTAGGAGCTGGCGGTCTTGGCTGCTGTACGATTACTGGGGGAGGCGCTGGCACATCTGGGGCTAAGCACATAGTCTCGTTCCTCTAGCGTAGCAGGCCGAGCGGGAGGGTTGACTCACCGGATCGGGCTGCCGCTGATTGCTGGTCAAATCTGTGGCGCAGGAAATCGATAACGTCGCGTTGTCCTGCGGCACGAAGCATGTCTTCGTAGGTTGTTCCAGGCAGTGGATTTCGAAGAGGGAATGCTCCCTCCATCGCATCCATCAGGTCCTCAGGTATCAGAGGGAAATTCTGCTGGTGTTGGACAGCTTTTTTGCTTTTCAATTGGCCTCTCATTAAGAGTCCAGGCGATGGCTCAGGTCATCCTTGTGGGTGCCCTCGCGGATGCCCTCGTGGATCGTGAGCGTGCGAGGGGATTGCCGTTGAGTGTGTTTGCACACGTCTGGGAAAACCTGAGCCTCGCCAGTCCACCGACAGCGATGGGAGCTTCGCTTCGGTGGTAGGGGGTAAATACGCTAATGTCGTCATAAATGCATTTAGAGGCCCGCTGGTGCGTTTTACCTCTTTTCTGGTACAAGGGTACTATTGAGGTCCTTAGAGTGCACTCAGCGAGCTTTACAATGCAATGTTGCAAGGACAATAGCTCTCAAGTGGGCCTTATTCGCCGTGTCAGCGGAGCTCTTTAGGCCATACAGCGCCGGAAATGTTGCAGACAGGCCACCTCAATTTGATCGCCCAGGGGCCTATCCAGAGCTCACGCACGCGGCGCTGTCGTGAATTGAAGCGGTATACCTGAACAAATGAGAATTGTTCGTCCTGACCAACAAGAAGCCCGCCGGCAGCCTTTTCTGTATCGGACGCAACGTCATCGCTGTTGAGGCTGTGGCGCTCGCAAGACACTCTTGTTTGTGTGAGGAAAAGACGAACACATTCAGCGCGAGCAATCAGATACTTGATCGCAGTAGATACGGTTTTCAGGACATCCTTAAACACAGTAGTCCTCCCCCGTCAGGTACTGAATGCGCTTGTGGGCGTATGCTTTCACCTTCTGGAGATCAGCAATCTCAGACCGTGTAGCGTCCTTACCAGGGTATGCCTTGAACCCAGCCCGCATTGCGTACTTGATGATGTTCCCGCGCCAGAACTCAAGATCGTTCTCTTGAATGAATTCTAGCGGTTCGATCACCCATTGCTTGTAGTGTTCTGGATTTGTGAGATCGTAAGTCGGCGGGTCTGCGGTGTCGGCGGTAGATTTTTGCTTGTGTACCTTGAACAGCAGGGGGGCTTCTGTCCTTTCCCCTTGAATCATATCGTCGTCGTCGAGTGCGGCATCCATGGAATCACCTTCTTTGTCTTAAAGTTGAAATCGGAGGCGCGGCATATGCGAGCTATCTGCGCCTGGATCAGGGCATCCTCTGCAGTTGCGCCTGTTTTTTCGTAGGCCGTGACGATGGCCTGCCAGCGGTCTTCACCGCTTTCGCTGAGCAACCGCTTGGCCGCAACTGGTCCGACCCCTTTGCAGCCTGGGTAGCCATCGACCGTGTCGCCGGTCAGCGATTGTGTGAGGTGGTTGTAGTCGGCCTCATCTTCCGTGATCTTCTCGACCGCGTCTGCGAGCGTTAAGCCCTCGTCTGCAGCATGCCGAGGCGACACGAGCTGGCACGGGATGGTGCGCATGTCCTTGTCCTCGGACACGACGATCTTGTTGCCTGAGACGAGCTTTTTACTCGTCGCAAGCACGCCCATGACGTCATCGGCCTCCAGCGTTTGCCGTTGGTAGGTCTCGTATCGATCCGGGATGTAGGTCTGCCGCAGCCAGTTGAGAAGCATCGGCCTTCTCTGGTCCCTGCGGTTGGACTTGTACGCTGGGAAGAGACTTCGTCGCCAATTCTGCTTTGGGTCGCTGAAGCAGAGAATGACTCGGTCCGCTTCAAGCTGCTCAGCGTAGTACTCGACCGTTTGGTCAAACGCTTGGGTGATGTCCTCTTCGTGGCACGTCAGGGACCAGACGCCGTCGCCCCAGTTGTGGGGCCGTTCAGACGCCGCTGCGGTCCGGTAAGCCACGATGTCGGCGTCTATGAGTAGTGTGGTCGTTGGCACCTCTAATCCTCCCCAATCGTCATACATTCAGATAAAACTTGAGAAGCTTTTTCTGCCGAGACCATGAACCACTCGCCTCGCCCCTGGCGGGCATCTTCAAGACTCTGGTGGACCTGGCGTTCAGCTTCCCGCCTGTCGGCGAACCACCGCGAATCAATCAGGCGGTAATTTCTGTAAGGGTCGCTCGTCTGGAAGCTCCTCAACCTGCTCTCAGCAGAGAGCGCCGACCCTATTTTCACGACGCCAGGCCATACATCGTTGGCGATGACGTACACGAACCCTTCCCTGACACTCACATGAGGAGCTTCAAGGCTTTTTAGGTCGGTTCCGTAAAGCTCACGGACGCGCGTCTCATGTGCTGAACGCCAATTCTTGTAGCGACCGGCAGGTATCCCGAGCCCGAGCTGTGTCCCCGCGTATTTACCGGCCACCCATACCCGTTGTGGGTTATGGTAGCCGTTACGGATCGCCCTGTGCTTGCGGCAGTATGTGTCATCAGGAGCTGGCGCACCGCAATCAGCGCAGCGCCTAGTGTGTGTAGGCCCAGCTAGGTCCAACTCTAAATTCTCCGTCGAGCTGGCACTTGAAATTATAGTGCCGTCCAGCGTCTCGGATGCTGGCCACTGCAAGCCTTCCAATTGTCTCACTGTGGGTCTCCTTGGCTGCGTATTGAATTTCGTCGTGGACGTGGGCGACGTTCGCGAAATCTCGGCCCCACTCAAGGCCAGAGCTAAGGATGCTCTGATGCGCCAGGACGGTGGCTTTCTTCACCACGATGCCACCACACGATTGCAGCAAGGTGTTGAGTGCAGCGTGTGTCGACCTGACTTTGACCTTGCGCCCGTCGATAGCCGTGAGGTTCCCCGCCTTCTTGGCCTTCGCCTTGACCCTATGGGTGAGCGTGTCCAGAGCGGGTAAGGCGCTAAGAAAGGAGGCACGAAGCCTGGCTGCAGCCTTTGGCCCCTGACTTATGTACTCCCCCAGCGTGGCGTCCGATGCGCCGTACAGGAACGCATAAATCCACGTCTTCGCCAGAGCCCGACCGGTCGCGTTGCGGCCCTTGATCCGGTACAGCTTCTCAGGCTCAAACCCTAGCTTTACCGCGTGGAACGAATGGATGTCTCCGTTCAACAAGCGGTCGGCATACTCGCCCTGGTCATATCGGTGCATGTAATGAGCGAGGCACCTCAGCTCTAAGCCTGAAGCGTCGACGCCAACCATGACCATCCCCTTCGGAGCTGTGAAGAGATCACGGAAGTCAGCACCGAAGCCCCCTTCTCTACCGAAGACCAGGTGCTTCTTGCCGTTGCTATCCTCACGAGTTTTGGCGCTCGGGAATTGGGCGCAGTTTGGCTTCGAGTGCGAGCATCGGCCTGTGACCGTTCCAGTCGACATGACTCGGCCATGAAGCCTGCCATCCTTGCCGACGCTCTTGAGGATCGCCTCACGTCCTTCCGAGAGCTGACCCAGGCGTTTGCCGACCATCAGATACTCAGCGATGACCTTGGCCTCGTCATAGGGAAGCTTCGAGATGATGTCGTCGGTGACCGAAGGCTTTCCATCTTTGCCGAACTCTGTCGGCTTCCAGCCGTAGCGCTTGATCAGCCGGTCGGCGATGTGATCTCTGCTCGCCGGGTTGAAGGTGACGAGCTTGGCCTTCGTGTATGTGCTGCCTTCGTTAAACTCCATAAGGACAGGCCCGACGTAGGGCTTGAGTGCCTTGCCGGTCTTCTCGGAGACACGATCAACCGTGACTGTGCCGAGCTCAGGACATTTCAACTTGCGGTCCGCTTTAGGATCGACCGCTGGCCCTTCCGGCTTCCACCACGGCTGGAATGATTCTTCGAGCTCAACCCCTAGGTCGTATTTGAGTTGCGTGAGCTCGGCCTGGAGACTGGCGGCCTTGTTCAGGTCCACCGGCAGACCAAACTTTTGCTGGCGGTCCATGAGCTCCTGGAAGTCGTGCTCCAGGTTGATGCTCTCTGACGAAAAGCTCTGCTCGTTGATCTTTAGGACGAGGTCGCGTGTGACACCCGTGTCCAGCTCGCAATAGTCCTGCATCGCAGGGTTCCAGGCCGCCCAGGGGTCCAGACCCTTTTCCTTCATCTCGGCAGCGTAGTCGCCCTTCCAATTTCCAAGACGATGGCCCCAGGCGTCGAGGCTGTGGCTGCCGTAGAGACGTGTCGGCAGGGATAAGCGCTTCTGCTCGACCCGTGCCATGTCGCTCTTGCGCAGGTCAGGAGTGGGCCAAACCATGCGCGCGGTGATGAGGCTGTCACGCACCGTCGGGCCGTGACGCCAGGATGGGTAGACCTTCTCGATGGCGGGGATGTCGAAGCCCAGGCCGTTGTGCCACCACACGCCCTCAACGTCGTCGCCATTGATGCGCGCAAGACCGTCAGGGATGTTTGGGTGGCCGTCAGACGCTGCAGCGCATGACAGGACGAGATCGCCGGTCTCTAAGTCCCGCAGGACGAGCGAGTGGATGGTCGTCAGCTTGTCGAGAAGCCCGTTCGTTTCTAGGTCAGCAATCAGAATCATCAGAATGGTATCTCCTCGTCCACGGCTGGTGTGGCCTGCCGGTGATCAAGCGAGCTGCCTCTAGGGAACGGGATGACACCGTCGCGCTGCACAAGCATCGCTCTGTCGTAGTCGTAGCCAAACTCCGTGGTCAGGCCTGTACTGCGACCGGTGTACCGGTCCTTCAGGATGCGGAAGGTGGTCGTGTTCTGATCTTCCGGGTCGTCAGCCTGCTGATTCCGTTCCAGCCCAAACATGAAGTGCGACCAGAAGCCTATGGCTCGCGATCCCTTGAAGTGGCGGATCGTCACCCTGGCTCCTTCCTCATGAGGCTTGCCTTCAGGTGTCGCTAGGTGGCTGATGAAGTAGAACGCGAAGCCGAGCTCCTGGGCGAGACCAGCGATATCAGCCATGATCGCTTCAAGCGCCTTTCGCTCATCCACTTCACTGGCAG